CGATATTATTAGATGATTTTTCAATATCAATTTCCCACTGTTTTCCGTCTTGGAAAGTAACAATAACAGTATTGATATACTCTAATGGAATATAATCCATGTCGATTTGCTGTAAAATTTCATCCCAATAATCGTCTTTAGGCGTCACTAGTTTCTTTTTTCTTTACTGTGCGTTTTTTTGTAGGTGCTAATTCTTCTGCTTGTTCTCTCAATGCCTTTGCTTCTTTAAACAACGCATCTGCTTGTGAACGATATTGTGCTGCTAATTGTTCATCTGTAATTACACCATCGGTTGAGGGTGTTTCTGTATACGTTGAAACTGGATCAACTGCTGGCTCTGTTTCATTAGTACTTGGCTGTACTGTTTCGCCATCTGGTCCTTTGATTGCCAAATCTGCAACAGTAACACCTTTTTGATCTGCAATAGTTTTGTTTAGTTCTTCTAACAAAATAGAAGTATTTCTGTTTGGAGTCATTTCTACAGTATTAGTTGGAACTTTATTAAGTTTACCAGTTTTACTAAATCCTGCTAACATGTTGCGACCATCTGGTAGATAAGTACGTGCCATGCATTCTGCAAATTCATATGCTTCTTGTCCAGCTGCTGATTCTACAGCTTTGATTAATGCATCATGTTCGTCTGCACTTAAATTTTCTGTTTGTACCACTAGGCAATAATCAGGATCGCCTGGAATTACTCTGTATGCAACAACAACTTTTCGTTGATTTGTTGCAATTCTTCCTACGTGTTTAAGAGCCATCTGCTTCCTCCAATTTTGGTTCAGGTGCCGCTGCTGGTTGTGCTGCTGCTGCTCCTTCTTGTGCTGCTTTTGCTTGTGCTTCTACTTCTTTTAAGAAAGCATCAAGTTTATTGTATAAAGCACCAACACTAGCAATTTCATTTGCTTTAAACGTACCACGTTCTGTAGCAAGCTCAATTACTGCTCTTGCCAATGCCAAATCTTGAATGTTTAGTTCGTTTTGATTTGTTTGTGTGTTTTCGGTCATATTTTGAACTCCTTGTATACTACTTATAACCTATATTTTAATTATATTTCAAATGTGGACAAGCAAGCATAAAGAAACTTAATTCTTTTTCTTGTTCGAATCCAACTCTGTTGTATTGATTGAGATTTTTCATTTCGTCAAATCCAATACTGTTGCCAAAAAAATATCTTCCACTTAAATTGTCTTCAATCCAATCGCAAATAGCTCTATCAATGTTGTACTTTCTGTGTATATCAACAGTAGCAAAGTGAGGAGGGCAAAACGTTACCCTCCTTAATCCTAAAACATCTAGTGGATTTGGCTCTTTTAGTTTCACGCAGCCTCCTCATAGTGGGCTGTAATGCCAAATGGTGCTTCAAGATTTTTATTGTGGTTACTATGGATAATAAAGATTGTTTCGCACCAATCTGGATCACCCCAACTGTCCCAAGCATATCCGTCTGTAAACATAATGAACTTTTTAGGTTGAATATCATTGTCTTTCATATACTGCCAATTAACCATAAAGTCAGTGCCACCACCGCCATAGATTTCGTAATCTGTTAATGCATCGCCATCATCTGCACTAAAGTCTTGCTCATTGTATACATCAGTATCAAAACACCACAATTTAATTTTGTAGTCTTTGTATTCATCCATAATGCCTTGAATTTCACCTAAAAAGTCTTTTGCTTGTGCATCTCCAATTGAACCACTCATATCAAGTGTAATACAAATATCGATTGTATCTTGGAAGTTCATACCAGGCAGAATAGCACCAGTGTGCCAGCCTTTGCGTGATGGGCGAGCAAATGTGTAATCACTTTTAATAGTGCTTTGAATCTGTTGACGTAGCAACTCACGCCAGTTAATTTTAGGTTCTGTCAGTTGTTGAATAATACGTTGTACACCTGCTGGTGTATTGCCTGCACCTGCTGTTTGAGATGCTTGGATCATTGCTTCTTTGATCTCGTCTTTGATTTGATCCATTTCGGCTTTGCTGTACTTGGGACGACCTTTGCCATCTTTATTATCTTCTTCTGTGCCGTCACCTTCTAAATCCAAATGCTCGTCTAGCATTTCGCCTAGTTGCTCTAAAAACTCTTGTCCGTTCTTTTCTGCTTCTTTGAACAGTTCGTCATATACTTCTTCACTGGTCCAGCCTTCGTATTTAAAGTCTTGGAAACAATCTACAATGCTAGGCTTCTCACCAATACGGTCACGTACCAGCAAGTTGTTTACAATATAGTCAGCAGCGATGTTATACAGCATTGGGTTACGTTCATCTCTACGACCCAAATGATCAAACACACAGTGTAGGATTTCGTGTGCAATAACAAACTCAATTTCTTTGTTATTCATTGCATTAAAGAATTGTGTGTTAAAGTACAAGTTACGTCCGTCTACTGCGGCAGTAGGACACCACTCGTCTGCTGCTTGAATCTTCAAACGTGTTGCCATATTACCAAAAAACGGATGACGTAGTAACAAACCTACCCGTGCAATAATGATGCGATCCAGCACATCTTTACGCATTTCGTCTAGTTCTGCTTCTGTAATATCAGGATTTGGTTCCCAGTTTTTAAGTTTACTTGCTGTATCTTTAGTGGACATATTGTACCTCTTTATCAGTGCCTAGTATTAATATAACATATTTAAGTTTTATGTCAACCTTTGAATAGAATAATGGGCAGCCTAAACTGCCCATTATCTATCGACTTACACCGCTTGTGCTGCTTTGATGTACTTACCATAACGGTTGTGGAACTCGTCAAAGCATTCCACTTCGTCTGGATCAATTGGCAGCGCATACTGTGTTAGCGCAAGTTTAATGCCCATAACAACCAGTTCTGTGTCAAAGTTATCCATTGCAAAGCGTAGGAAGTTATTGACTTTATCATCAAACTTTTTGTCATTTTTATCTGATGCTTCTTTTAGTTCATAGCAAAGACTAACAGTCAGCGAATACATGGCACTGATTTCTGACGTGCTCATGTCTTTTACTTTGCCTGCAAGAATATCAGTTGGGTTAGGCATACTTGCAGCTACCTTGCGGTGTGCCATAAACTTGACGCCTAGACCTTCACCAACTGAACCGGAAACCAAATCAGTAGTAGTGCCTTCGTCAAGTTCGTCATCTAGCAATTCACTTACAAACGACCAACTACGTGGAGTTGCAAATGAACGGCTTGCGGATTTAGGATCAAAGTCGTACAAGTCTTTTTTAGAAAAAGTCAAGTAACCAACCACGTCCTTGTGAATGTTGTTATCAACGGCCCACTGAAACCAATCGTCAAAGTCGACAGCCAATTCAATGTGAACAAAGCGATTGGCAAGTGGTGATGGCATACGATATGTAACGCCTTTGTCTGCTTCACGGTTACCCGCAGCAACGATGATAACATTGTCTGGCAGTTTGTATTGCCCGACACGACGATTCAAAATCAACTGATACGCTGCCGCTTGTACAGCAGGAGCAGCTGAATTCATTTCGTCAAAGAATACAACAATGTTGTCGTATTTTGCTGCCATTTCTTCGTCTGGCAGTTCTGAAGGAGCACCCCATGTCATTTTAACATTTGCGCTGTCAAAATATGGAATGCCTTTAATATCGGTTGGATCCCAAAGACTCAACCGGATATCAATTAGATGTGAATTAGTTAAGCTATCGGTAATTTGTGCAACGATGTCACTTTTGCCGATGCCGGGAGGACCCCACAAAAACACAGGACGCTTTTTAATCATAGCGTGGCGTAGTGCATTTTTTGCTTTGTTGGGTGATACTGTGCGAATTACGTCTGACATTTGTATTCCTTTCTAATCAGTGCCTATGTCTTACATTAACTTAATTTTTTACGTTTGTCAAGTAATAAGATTCCAAATAATAGAACAAATTACAATTAACCAAACCAATGACCAAAATTCTCCAGCAGCAGTTTGACTTGCACTTACATCTCGTGTACACTTTGGACAAACACTTGCACCAAGTGGCTTATCTTCTAAACAATGCGGACAGCGTACATTCATACCCATTTTATACCTCCTTATACAATTTGCGGATTTTCGCACGGTCGTTGTAACCAATGCCTTGCTTCCAAAGGAAGTAATCAAAGTCTTGATCACAATCGATATCATCGCCTTCGGCATCAGCAAGAAACTCAACTGCTTTTTTCCAGTTGCAATCGCAGAACTTCATAGTTGCTGCAACCTGCTTGCGGAACTCTACAAGGTTAGCAGCTTCGATGCGCTCCTCTTCCTTTTGGTTATACTCCATAGTCGCAACTAAACTGTCCCAAGTTTCTTGCTTTTCAGCAGGTGTATATTCGTTCCAGTCATCAAAGAAACGCTGTGATGGACGGAAACCATATGCGTCTTTGTGTAGATCTGAAATAATGTTATCTTCGTATGTGTAAGACATATGTTAACCCTCTTTGTCTTGTTGCCCTATACATATAATATAGCGCAACTAGCATCAAAGGTCAACCTTTTTTATTCAATTTTATTGAAAAACTTCCAGGATTATTTGGTGTTTGTTTGCATTCTCTTATACGTGGATGATTCCTTGCCCAAGTTTCGAATTCACGCATCATAGCACCTTGACCAGTAATTACTGTACATTTTTTGTGTCCAGCAAAATATGCCTCGGTTATTCTACTATTGAAGTGTTGCCAAGCAGTGTGAATGTGATATCCGTGTAAATCAATCCTCATCCTTCTTTGACCTTGACATAGCTTTTGTTAAACCATATTTACGCAAATCTCCGCTAAACAACCCAAGTTCAACTGCTTTGCGTTCATTAGTAACCGTAATACTTCTGTTTGTTAAGTAGTACGGACAATCAATAAACTTGTCTAAAAATATAATTACTTGTGTAGTCATAGGCATATCACGTGGATACGGAATATCATATGTTTGTAGTTCAATTTTGTTTATAACATCAAACCCATCATCTGTTAACCTTAAACCACCTACATCTTTTTGTCGAGTGTTATACCACCAAAGAGGCATATGCTCTTTTACACTTAAATCATTATAGCTTTTTCCTAATTCTTTCAAAAAAAGTTTAGTGTATGTGGTTTTATTCATTTTAGTTTTTCGCCTGCTGTTAATTTATAAACAGCAAACTCGTCGGTGTTAAACATATTGTTTAATTTTTTGGCTAAATTATGAGCATGACCTGGATTACTAAAACTTGTCTTTTTATATTTTGGTCCTGGATAACCTGTTAGACTATTACTGCTTTTTAAATTAAACGGTTTTTCTTGGTAAAAAACAGCCCATATAGCTTCAGCATCAAGTACCTGTTCGCACTTATATGTTGCTTTGTTGGTAAATTCTAATTTTACTGTAGGCTTTGGTCTACTCATATGCGTATCCTTTAATATAAACTACGCATATATTTATCTTTTTTACCAGCCGCCGGAGTCCATATTAATCTCTATTTTTTGATCTTGATTAAGTTTTTCGAGTTTTTGATCTAGTAAATTTTCAAGATCTCCGTGTAATCTAGTCATTACTTCACCTAATGTAAACGCAAGTGTTTTAGCTTGATTAATATCCAGTCGCACTTCTTTTGCTTTACTTTGTTCTGCAACTTTTACCATCTGTATAAGTTGCTGTATTGGCATTGTATTAATTGTTTCTGTTGACATTGCTTAAAGCCATTTTCATTTCTAGTTCAGTTTTGTAAGGGCCCATATATTCATTGCGTTCGACTGTAATAAGTTTTGGACAATAACTTTTTAACCAATTAACATTAAATTTAATTAAATAGTATCCTGCACAGTATACACTTTTTGATTTTTCACTTTTAGTGAACAACGGTAATTTTCTTTTTATATCAAACATACTATTATACGGCTTTGTACGTGTAGGATATCCATGTACATCTTTTGATACTTTTTCTTTATTTTCTTTAATGTTTGCAATTAGAAAATTTTTTCCAAATGTTTTTTTGAGTTGATTTTCATTTTTGTAAAATTGTATTTTACCTTTACTAGTAACTACAAATCCTTCATCTTCTTTGCACAATGTACCAATACGTACACCTTGTTCTTCAACAATCCAAAATTTGTTTTCGAGAACTGGTTTTGCTTTGACTGTCATTTATACCTCGCTTGTAATGGTTCTGCATAACTTGCCGCTTGATCTGCAATACGTTGAAGATCCCAACGAGCACAAAACTTCATAAGTCTCATACCTACTTGGCTAATGTTCTTGGTTTCAGTGGAAGTTATAGTAGTATTTATTTCTTGTCTTATGTGCTCGGGCTGTGCAGTCAAATCACACAGTGTAACATTACGTGTATAATCATCTAACACACGATGCTCTGTACCTTCATGATCTACCCAACGTTGTAGCATCATGTTATTCCAGTTGTAGCCTTTATTATCTTTGTCAGCAAATGCTTCTAACAAACCTACTTTGTTCTTTGTGCCTTTCTTGCGCACACCAGGGTAGGCACTAAAAACATTGTCGCTAGTGTCGCCACGCATACACTTCTCAAAAAGCATGTATTGGGGTTCAGGAGCAGGCTTTGGCTCTCCTGTCTTCTTATCGCACACGGGCTTGCCTTTGTCATCAAAATATCCTTCATGAGTAATAGTAGTATTACTTACCCCGTTGTACTGACGCACATTTGGTGCAATCAATTGTGCAAAGTCGCCGTCTGTTGAAATAATAACATGATCGTCATCGGGATGATTTTGTATCCAACCTGCAATAAGATCATCTGCTTCTAGCACAGGATTTTGTAATACTGTACAATTAGTCTTGTTACTTACAAAGTCTTTGAACTCGTCAAAGATTTCCCAAAACACTTTATCTTCTTCTGCTTCACGAGGACTCATTGCATCACGATGTTCTTTACGATTGCGCTTGTATGGCTCATAAAAGTCTTTACGCCAACTGCGTCCTTCTAAACAGAAAACAACGTGCGAACCGTTGAAGTCCTGCCACGCTTTTTTAATGCTGTTTAGTGTAATGTGCATTGCCATGCCAACTTTTGTATCAATGTCGCCACGTACAACATGACGAGCACGAAAAAATGTGTTAGCAGTGTCAATTAAAATATAAGTCATGATACTTCACTTTTGCCTTTTTCTATTGGTACTACATTAATATAACCGGCATTTCTGTTTGTGTCAAGTCCTTCTTCTTGTAACATGTTAAAAACAATATCTTTGAACCAACGATCAACAATTTGTTCTGGTTCGTCACCTTCGCTGCCGTAACCCGCTGCTAATAGTTCTTCAATAAAGTAATCATTCCAATCTAGTTCAAAAAACCCGTTGCGAATATTATCTTCATTAACTTTCATATCTAGCACATTTACCCAAGGTTCGCCTTTTTTAGTAGCATATGCTTTAGGATCTTTTACTTTGAGCTTTTTGTCTGATTCTGCTTCTAGTGCAGCCTTTTGTTCAGCAAGTTCTTTTTCTTTTGCTTCAATGCCAGTTACACGTTTTAACCACTGTTTCATAGTTGTTTCCTTATATTTTCGTATTGCTCTTCGGTGTGTATGCCTTTGCTATATTTGGCAACTTCTTTAAGTTCCCCAGGCATTTCCGAATAAGCTGATGTGCAGTCTAGGGCTGAACCTCCAGCCTCGTTCCATACAGAGGTTCGCCACCTCTTGTACGTTGAGAGTGTATTCTTCCGAGCGACCCCCAAGCGGCATGAGATATACAGGAACGTCCACGCCTGCTTCACGGTAGGCATCAACTGCTCTACCAACTTCATCAACATCGTCTTGATCAGCAACAACAAACTTAAAGTACATATCAGCGCCATCAACGCAGGAATACTCACTAGCAACATCAGGCTTAATAGCATCATCCCAAGACTCGCCCGATACGGATAGTTTGGGAGAACAGCTAAAAGTGAGCTGAATTCTTTCGTGACCATTGAGATAGTTGTAGAAGTCATCGTGTAGATGCTGTGTAGTGTTGGTTTCGATTGTGACATTTTTTAGATCCTGCATACCTGGGTGTTCAAATAGCTCAACATATAAACGCTGCCAAGCAAGTAATGGCTCGCCGCCTGTTAGAATAAGATGTACATCCTGTCCATTATCCATAGTCCATTTGCCTTCTGGCAAAAGACTCAACAAGTGTTCTACTACTTCATCAATAGTTGCCAATTTGTTAAAGTCTTTAAACTCTGGATAGATACTTGCATATGTATCACAACCTGTGTGTACAATAGGCAAGTCTTCAAACTTTTCTGTCTTTTCAACAATGCCATCATCTAGTAATGCTTTTACTTCTGCATTGTAACGTTGGCCTTCTGCGTGTTGTTTCCAACGATCGCCTACGCTTTTATCAACACCGAAGTTCATACAACGAAAGTTACAACCAAATGTACGTAGGAACACACTAGGCACTCCTACATACTTACCTTCGCCCTGTACGCTGTAAAACGCTTCTGAATAACGTAATTTCATTATTTTTTATCCTTTGACATTAGTAATTGCAAAATATTAAAAGATTGCATAAATTTTCCTGAATTACTATTTTGTAATGTGGTAGTAGTGTAATTACATACCATAAACGAATCTGGATCTATTAATCTTAATTTTTTATTAGAATAAATCAAATTTCGTAAGTAAAAGTCAGTATGGCAGAAAAATTCATTTTTTCTTAATCTGTGAGACTTGAAATGTAAATAATTCCAATATATGTCTACTATTTCAGATAGTATAAATTTTTTTTCTTTCCAATCTAATTTATCATAACTTTCAAAGTCGTTTAAAGCAAACCCATCTATTTTTTCTAGATACAGTTTATTATCTTTATAATCTAATACTTTTACTACTCTATTATCAAAAAAGTAATAATCCTGATATAGATTTAACCAATCTTCGTCTATAGCACGTAATGAGGAAGTTTGTTTTATAAACAAGTTCATCTTGGAGCAAATTCTTGTTGTAATTTAATATTGTCAAAGAACTCTTTCTTTGTACCAGGATCGCTTTTAAATGCACCTTTTAGCACACTTGTTTGTGTAAGACTACTATGTGCCATAATGCCTCTATTTTCACAACAACCGTGTGTTGCTTGAATGTAAACACCACAGTCTGTTGCACCTGTAACCTTCATAATCTCTTTAGCAATATCCATAGCAAGTTCTTCTTGTAGTGTACCACGTCTCGCACACCATTGTGCAATGCGTGTATACTTGCTTAAACCAATCAGTTTATCAGCAGCAATAATACCAATATATGCTACACCTGTAACTGGCTGGTGGTGATGTGAACAAACACTTTTAAGTTCACTGCGTACTACAAGCATACCGTCATAAGGATTATCAGTTTCATTTGGAAAACTTGTAGCATTAGGTTGTGGATAGTAACGTCCACGCATTAATTCGTGGATATACATCTTTGCCAAACGTTTTGCAGTTTCGTTGCTGTTTGGATCATTTTCTGTATCAATGATAAGTGTATCTAGTACATCTTGAAACTTGTATGTCAATTCGTTTTGAATTTCTTGTAGTTCCCACTCACTGATGTGTTCGCTAATATTGTCGTTAGCATAAAAACGCACGTTGTTTTTTTGTAGTCTTTCACGTACAACTTGACTAACTTTTACTTCTTCTGTCATTTATATCTCCGAGTTATAGACGAGGATGTCATAAAAAATGGTACACTCATAATTAAGTGTACCATATATTTAGGTTTTTGTCAAGCAAAATGTTTGTTTAACATTTCAATGCGATCTTCTGCTGCTGCCATTTTATCCAATTCTTCTTGGATAGCTTCAACAATATCGCTGTGCTCACCAATACCAACACTTTGATTCATATAAACCATAATGTTTGTTTTAGCACGTTCTAGCTCACCTTCGGCGTGCATACGTGCTGCTTTAATTAGTTGTTCACGCATCTTTGTTCTCCTTCTGTCTCTGTCTTTCTTCATACTGTGCTTTTTTCTCGAGGTACTGCTCCTCTGTCAAACTATGCCAACCTA